TGACTCAACGATCGGTTCAACTTACCCAAGGACGCAATAGCGTCTGAGGCGTCGAGTCCAATCTTATTGTTGATGTCGCTCATCTATATCTTCTGACTTATCAGAGGGATCAGTGGTAGGTCGACTGTTTGCAAGTAGGCTTGAACAGCTTGGTTGCCAGCTTCGCGGAACTTATACGGAGTTTGTGAGACCAGGCTCCCACGGAGACCGTTGGTTCTCGGTGCTACCTTGGTTGTCTCGTTGGCGATCAGGTAGTTCAACTGAGTCTCATAGTAAAACTCCCATGACCCCTGACCGTTCCGGGTCACCCCACCTCGACTGTATAAACGACCAAGTGAGATTCGGTCGGGTGCTTTCGATTTGATATCGATTGCCACATGCTCGTTGACCGCAGACGCCAGAGATTGAAGAGTTGCCCTTGAGGCACCTGACCAACTCGGGATGATTTCCAATGCTGCTCGAACCCAGATCCGGGCAGCCTCCTTAACGACTCCTTCGACGTACTTATCGATTACGTCGTACTGTTTTGGGTGCAGAGTTATGCGACTTAGGCTGGCTTGGAACTTCATCGTGTGACCTCACTTGGTCGTATGCGATTATCATCGCTTGTGTCTGGACGTCGCAATCGTCCCAAGACTCAGAAACCCCTGGCGGTCGGCAGCCTACTCTAATGCAGGCGGACCAGACCGCGTAATCCATCGTTCGACGTGGGGGCCAGAGGACTCTTCCTACGCTTTGATCCCCTGACCAAGTAGAAAAGATTCTCGTGCCTCTTTCAACTTGCCCTCGTTCAGAGAGTTTGCGTCAATGACAACTTGTTGAACTCGCTGGATCTCGATGGAACAGAGACCACCGTTTTCCAGATCCTTCATCCAGTTTTCCCAAGTCGAAGCCTTGTCAAGTTTGACAGTGTCCCACTCGATGTTGGAAGGTTCCAAAGACTTGATGCAAATGTATGCGTGACGACGGTTCGACCAGTTTGCAACTTCTTGCAAATAGCTGGGAGCGTCTGTGTTTTCTTCCTTGCCGTTCTTGGTCAACTTGACCGGGGCAGAGGGTCGCGGGCACAGTGCGTTGAAGTCTTCCATCGATAGGACCGATTGAGCCTTGAAGATAAGGTCACCATCGGGTCTCGGTAGGATCAAAACGTCGTGGGCACGGGACGGGGTTACACCACCAATTTTCATTGCTTACTCCACGTTAGCATGAAAGGAATAGAAAGGTGGAGGGCACGTTACCCGCCACCTGAATTGAACTTAGAGCCGCATCACAAGCCGCTCAATTCCAACTTAGCAAGTTGCGTTGTTAGACCGGGTGGTCGTAACACGGGTCGTGTTGCATTGACCAGAGACACTGATCGCGGCGTCGGCGATCGAGTAGTCCAGTGACTCGTAACGGAAGTCGGGGAAGAGGATCTCTTGGTCTTCGTCCGTGCCGCACGGCACGCAGTGTATGACAATCAAGTCGACTGCATACGGTTCGCACAGGTCAGTCGAACTGGAAACCCAATCGCTCGCAAGGCCGTCGCGGTTCAGTGCGTCGATAGGGGTTGGGGGGTTCGCGGTCGAAGCGGTGACGTACTCGAATGTGAACGACAGGTCGACCGAGACAGGTTGGTCTTGACCCTGACGGACGGTGTCCAAAACGTCGCGGTCCAAGTCATAGATGAACTCGCGGCTTTCGGACCACGACATATCGCCTTCACCGATCTTGATCTCCAACCGTTGCGGCAGGAAGGTGATGACGCCGTCGTCGGCAATCGTGCCAGTAACCTTAGCGGGCGTAAACGTGACCGCGGTCGTCGGAGCCGCCCCGGTCACAGCGGTCACGGTGTAGATGGTCGAGTCACCGACAAACGTGAACCGGGCACCGACAGGAACGGTCGTGGCGACGGTCGTATTCAGGGCGACCGCGTCAATGGTTGCGGTCGTGTCAGTAGCAACAATACCAGCGGCGTCGTTGACAGCGGCGGTTCCGGCCAAGCCGTCTTGGATGTAGATCTTTGTGTCACGAAGTTGGATGCGTGCCATGAGTGATTCCTAAAGGAAAGAGGGTTGTTTGAAGTGTTGCACAGAACCCGGCGAACCGGTAAATACTACAGGCAGATCTCATACCGAGCGATGACAGCACCTTGCACGACTTCCGTGTCCTTGTCCATCTTGCCGAACTGCACAATTCGGAGAGGCTCTGATGCGTTTCGATCGATGTCGAGACAACCAACTTGGGCATCGCCGTCACCGTATTTGAACACGGGGATGGGTCCGCACAATGCGTTTCCGATGGTACCGAGGCGATCGTAATTCAGAAAGCCGTTCGCGGTGTCATCGACGAGGTCAGTCAACATTGTCATAACCTCGAAACGATAGCGGGTCACGCCGCTACCAAATACTGGTGTGGGTCCGACGACTCGTAAGACTACGGAGTCCTTTCGGAACCAATCTTTCTCTTCGCGGTCCACGCCTTCTACAAAGAACTGGAGCGAGAGAGTTGTTTCGATCAGCGTCTTCAAATGCAGGGCCACGCTGGACGTGACCCATCTTGCAAGTCTAGGTTCTATCATGTTCGGGAGCCTTTCGCGATCTTGCAGTGAACCACTACACCACCGTCAAAATGCTGAACGTCTGAAACCTCGTAGGACGACGATCGCCACTGAATGAATTGTGTTGAGTCCAGGTCGCCCCAGCCTCGGATGTCTCGTTCGCAGACCAGGAAGGACACCGTTTCAATGTCTTGCCCTGCACCGCCTTGCCAAGCGTACTGGCGAACCGCCTGCATCATCGAAGGTGTGTACGTCACGTTTCTCGCCACGGTGGGCGGGACGTACACGGCGTTTCGGATTGTCACGCTTGTGTATGTTCTGGTCGGGTCTCCCGTGGCATAGTCCACGTCAGATTCCAAGACCTTTGAAAGCACGATCTGTTCGCCGTACCGTCGAGTGAAGTTATAGAACGTGCGTTTCTGGGAGTTGGCGACTCGTGCGTTTCGGGTCGGCTCCATTACTGCGCCCTGATGAGTGACTTCAACTCGATGATCTGTTGTGTGTTCATTTCGAGTGCCCGACGTAGTTCGAGATTAACTTCCCGGAAGTCGGTCAGTGCTTGTAGGATCATCGAGCGGTCCTTGGCAAACAAAGACTTGTCCTCGATCATTTCCTTCACACGGTTCTCTGTTGGCCGGTCGTAGACAGCGGCAACTGCCCAAGCATTGAACGAAATCGCTCCTGTCAACAAGGTGCCCAGAATCAGAAGGATTACTGGACTCGGAACTTTGTAACTCTCGCCAGCCATTTCATTCTCACTCCATTGTCAACTTGGTAAAGATGCGGGTGAAGGATTCCCCAACCCGTATTAAGAAACACGGGACTGGGTTTCCAGTCCCGTGTAAGTTTCTGCTACCGGAAACTTAGCCGTTGAGAACAACAGCCAAGCGAGTGTCCAGGATCGCGACACCGCACAGCACGTCGAAGGTCACTCGCGTGCCTTGAGCCTTGCTATCGTATTGCATCGTCACTCGCATGGACAGACCGTCCACCGAAGCGACGTGGGACGAGGCTCCCGAACCTTCTGGCACGCTTGCCAACGGGCGGCTGACCAACGCGATTGCTTCGCGGGTGAAGGCGACCGAGCGGCTACCGGCAGGGCCGGGGAACGCCAGTTGGTTATCGGTCAAAGCTGCCGACAACGGGCGGTCCAACAGGACTGCGTGTTCCGTGGTCGAGGTTTCCGTCACGGAGATGACCGTGTAGGTGTGGGTCGATCCACCAGTGCCGAACGAAACCAATTGACCAACTTGTGGTCCCTTGTTCGCAGCGAAGCCGTCCAGGACGACTTCCTTGGCATATCCAAGGGCGAATGCACCCTTGACGTCGCACGCCATGTAGACGATCACGTCTGCACCGGAGGCGATGTTAGCGGTGACACCTTCCGTTAGCGTAATGTCCGAGGCCAACGTGTCGGCGGTGGCGGACGCAATCCGGTGAGCGTAGTGGCTACCTTCGATCGTGACATACTCACCACCAGCGTTCGTGACATTGGCAATCAGGTTAGTCGCTTCGATGGCAGTCGAGCCTTTAGCTTCTACACCGTCGGTCACACCTGGAGCAACTTCTGCGTCCGAGACGTTGACGTGAGCGACGTTCTGGTCCATGAAGCTATCGAAGCCATAGATGCGCCCAACGCTTGCTTCACGCAGAGCGGTACCTTGGTCACCACGCTTGTCAGCTTCGGTGACGATGTCAGCACCCAAGGCCGAACGGTTGAAGCGGCTCGACATAACCAAGTAGCGACCGAACTTCGGTGCCTTGTTGTCGTTCAGCTTTTCGTCGGCGTCCAGGATGTACTGGTCGACGTTCAACTCACTGACCGCACGGGGTTCGCCGACTTGGTAGGTTTGCAGGCGAGCGACTTGACCACACAGGACTTGGTCGATCTTTTCTGCGATCTCGCGAGCGGCGGGTTCCATGTATCGTTCCAACAGGTCGGGCAGAGCCTTGCTGCGTTCGCCGTCCTTGATGACGTAGGAAACGTGGAAGTGCTGGTCCAAGGGGACCGGGATGTTCGGGCTGACGGCATCTTGGTCAGTCACGTTGTCGGCGTCGGTCTTCCGCTTACCGGAGAAGTCGGCGGGACGACTGGTGTTGACAACATCGCCTTCGCTTGCGACGTTGTTGCTAAAGTCGCGGTGGACCAGTTGTGCCATCACGGTATTCGACATCAAAGTCATCAAAGCCTCGCGGCTCCAGACTTCGGGAATCAAGGCGTCGTTGTCATTTGCCTTGGCGACCATTCGGACGTCTGCTGCCAGGATCATTTTGAACATGCTGGAAAGTTTCCTAGAGAAAGGTGAATGTTTGAGAGGTGAGCCCGGCGTACCGGTAAGTGACCCGCTACTGCGGTGAGTTGTTAGAATCCGCGTCGTTCTCGGATGCCATATTGTTTCTTGATGGCATCACGGTTGGCAAAGTATTCTTCGTCGGTCATCTTACCAACGTCGACTCGACTCTTGCCAGCGAATGAGGTATTGCTACCTTCGCCGATTCCCTTTGCGACGTTGCCACGGAACAGGTTGCCATACTTGGCGACGTCCTGCTTCATGTCTTCGATCGCTTCTTCCGTGGTCACATAGACCTCGGAGACGGTGCCGTCTTCCGCCTTCTTCTGAACCTTCACACGGGGAACGTAGCGACCGGTCTGCTCGCCTTGTTCATTCGTTTCAGCGACGATCTCTGTGCGGGGACCGAGGACCGAAATGAACTGTTCAGGGTTGTACGCTCCATGCTGGCTTGCCGCCGACAGGATCGAATTGTCTCGGGTCTGGGTTTCAAACAACGAACGATAGCGTTTGGCTTCGTTGGTGGTCTCTTCCAGTTTCTTGCCAAACTCGGTTTCCCGTTTCTTGGCTTCGTAAGTGGTTTGTTGTTCGCGGGTGCGAAGCTGTGCCTGGACTTGCTCCAGTTCACTTTGCAGTTCAGACTTCTCGTTGGCGGTGAGGCTCTGCGATTGCAGGAGAGTCTCGTACCGGCGTTCCGTTTGCTCCAACTGCGAGCGAACTTTCTTGACACGCTTCACAACGATGTCGTTGACCAGGGCTTGTTGTTCGGCAGTAAACTTGGCGTTTGAAATGTCGGCACCGGCACCATCGTCGCCGTCCGAGTGTTGGTCGTCTCCGTCGGCTCCCTCATTGTCTCGTGCGATGAAACGTGGGTCTGCCAATAGGATAGCAAGCAACTTCATTTTCTGCCTCATTCAAGAGTGACCTCGAAACCGTCGAGTCGGGCCTAGTCAGGCGATTGACCTACGTCAAGTGGACAAAGTGTCCGGTCAACAGTAATATGGTAACTTGTCTCGGGTTTTCATCGAGATTCTGGGAATTTTCACGAAATATCCAGAATTACTGCTTGCCTACCCGAAACCCGGTCGAAATACCAAGAAACGGGAGAATCAACGCCCAGGCGGACGGGGACGGCACGAGATTGGCGATATGCTGCATTGGTCCCTTGTCCGTGGCGAACTCTGTCCGTACAGGGCCGAATGTCTCGACCTTCACGTTCTGGCTCTCGAAGTCCGACTGGGGATCTCGTCCGCCCAGCAGGGCGTCGGCGATCAGGTAGATCGCTCGCTCGATCTCGACCGGCACGCCGGATACGCCGCCAATGAGGCAGACGACGCCGTCGGATCGGGTTCGGGTTCGCGGGAACGCAAGGGTCTGGCTTGGTTCCGTCTTGGTGCCGACAAAGTTGAACTTTTCGATAAGCTCGGTGGCGGTGTACAGTGCCCGGACCTTGTCGTCCAGCGGTGAGTTGTTCCAGTCGTAGCTATGCGTCCGCCTACTATGGAACAGGTCGCCAGCGGTGACGGCTCCGTAATACTCTTGACTCGCGTCGAGCAGAAAGGCGTCAGAGTCGACAGGAGAGGCTCCAGCTTGGGCGTAGACGAACTTGGACGACAAAAGGGCTGGATACACGCCCGGGAGCCCAACGTCCTCTGTGATAGCCACAGCGTCGTCTGCCCAGGGCGTG